CGTAGATGTTGTCTATACAACTATTACAGCTGTAGATGCGTTTAGACTTTTGCAAAATGCACAGATAACTACCGTGGCTGGATCATCCGCTGGCCAATTATCTGGCGCACGTATCAATAACCTGTTGGATGCCGTGTCTTGGCCAGCATCAATGCGTGATGTAGATGCCGGGCTGACCACAATGCAGGCCGATCCAGGCACACAGCGGACAGCCCTAGCAGCTTGCCAGACCGTAAGCACTAGCGAGTATGGCGCGTTTTACGTTGATGCAACTGGTTCATTTGTATTTCAAGATCGAGCGCTGACATCTAGCAGCATAGGTGGCACGCCCACAGTCTTTACCGATACAGGCGGCGATATTAAATACTTTGATGCTCAATGGGTACTAAATGACGTGCTCGTATATAACCAGGCAAATATCACAAGATCGGGCGGCACTACCCAAACCACTAGCAACGCGGCCAGCATCGCTAAGTATTTTTTACATAGCTACACACAGACCAATTTGCTTATGGAGACCGATGCGGTAGCCCTGCAATATGGTCAGGCCTATGTGGCTAGCCGTGCTGAGACTACCGTGCGATGCGATGCGCTGACCCTTGACCTATACACAGAAAACTACGACTCAGGCATAGTAGCTGCCCTTGACTTAGATTTTTTTGACCCTATAACCGTAACCACTAGCCAGCCTGGATCATCAAGTTTGGTTAAAACCTTGCAGATTTTTGGCGTGGCTATGACCATAAGACCGAATAAATGGCAGGTAAAATTTACAACGCTAGAGCCTATTCTCGATGCGTTTATTCTTAATTCAACGCAATACGGCGTATTAGGCACTAACACGCTTTCATACTAAGGAGACAGATATGGCCATTTCAGGGTTCCCGACAGTCACCGGGGATGTGCTGACCTCATCCACGATGAACAGCCTTGTACAGTTCGATGTAGTAACGCAGACAGGTGACTACACAGCGACTACTAACGACAATTACCAAGAGATATTTTTAATGAATAAAGCTACGGCAATAGCATTTAAACTGCCTACTAATGCTACAACCGCTTTCCCTATCGGCACGGTTTTAACGGTGCTAAATATCGGGGTCGGTACTTGCACTATTTCGGCGGTAACACCTGGTACAACTACCGTACTAAGTGCAGGGGCAACTGCGGCTAGCCCAACGCTTGCGCAATATCGCTCGGCTGCTTGCATTAAAACTGGCACAGATGCTTGGTATGTAGTTGGGGCTATTGCATAATGATCGCTAATCAAATATTTGGAGTCACACCACCCGGTATAGCCGCTTTAACCGTAGATTATTTAGTAGTGGCAGGCGGCGGTTCTGGTGGATTTTCTTCTCCTGGTGGTGGTGGCGCTGGCGGACTTCGTTGCACCGTCACGGCAACAGGCGGCGGCGGCACACTAGAAAGCGCATTAAATTTAACAGGAGCAACTTTTTACACAGTAACAGTTGGAGCCGGTGGCGCATTTCCTGCTGGTTCGGGAAGTGCTGGAAACAATGGAAGTAACTCAGTATTTTCGACAATTACATCTACTGGCGGCGGCGGCGGTGGTACAACCGCAAACGCTCCAAAAACTGGTGGATCTGGTGGTGGTGGCGCTGAGACAGGTGCAAACCAAACTGGCGCAAATGGAACTACAAATCAAGGTTACAAGGGTGGCAACGGTAACGGCGGCGGCGGCGGATCTGGTGGACTTGGCAATAACGGTTTCGGTGTTGGTGCTACTTTGCCTAACGGTGGTATTGGCGGCGCTGGTGTTGCAACTTCAATTACAGGTTCTAGCGTTACCTACGCATCAGGTGGCTCTGCTTATTACTTAAGCGGCGGCGCGGTTCGTTCGGCAAATCCAGCAAGCGGCGGCGGTGGTGGAGCAACAACAAACAACGGCGCAGCTAACACAGGCGGTGGTGGAGCGGCTGACTTTGGTTCAGGTGGTTCTGGAATAGTTATCTTGCGTTATCCAGACACTCGAACAATAACTATTGGAGCAGGTTTAACAGGTTCGGAAAGCGCAGCGAGCGGCGGGTACAAGCGGGCAACAATTACAGCGGGTACTGGAAATGTGAGTTGGACATAATGGCGCATTACGCATTTATTTTAAATGGCATAGTAACTGAAGTTATTACAGGCGTTGATGAAACTGAACTAATTGAAGGACTTGATCCTGAAACTTGGTACGGAAATTTTAGAGGTCAAAAATGCGTGCGTACCTCTTACAATGCGAACATCCGCTACAACTATGCAGGTATCGGCTACACCTACGACCCAGATGCCGATGCGTTTATAGCACCGCGCCCTGAGTGTGGCCACAAAGAATTATTCCTAAATGATTTATTTAGATGGAACTGCCAAAGATGCGATTTAGATGCAAAGGAATTTTTAAATGTTAACTAGCTACAACGGCTGGCCTGCTAGTAAAGATCAAGCTGAGATTAATGTAAAGCCTTACCCGGTGAAAGGCACTAACCTAAAAATTAGATGCGCCGCAGGGGCAGGTGAATTACTAGCTGCATTTGCTGCAGAATTTCATGAACTAATTGAGCCGATCGATGAAGGCAAGTTTGATGACTGGGCTTACGCTTTCCGCATGGTACGCGGCACCACCGACAAACTTAGCTGCCACAGCTCAGGTACAGCTATAGACCTAAATGCGCTGCAGCACCCACTAGGCAAGGCAGGCACTTTCCCAGCGGAAAAGGTGCCAATGATCCAGGCGCTTGCTAAAAAATACGGTCTTACATGGGGCGGTGACTATCGCAACCGTAAGGATGAGATGCACTTCGAGGTGTCCATCAGTCAAGAAAAAGCAAAAAAACTAATCCAAAAATTAGGGCTAGATGGAGACAAAAATGCAGGAGCAAATTAAATCAGCGGCACTAAGTTATGGCCGAGCAGCTGCGGCAGCCGTTGCAGCGTTATACATGGCAGGTGTTACCGATCCACGCACGCTGGCTAACGCGTTTATCGCAGCCCTAATCGGCCCGGTATTAAAAGCGATCGACCCAAAAGCAAAAGAGTTTGGTGTAGGCAAGAAGTAATGCGCAGACTGGTAGGGGCGGTGGCCTTGTCGCTGCTCCTATCAGGGTGCAGCTATCAGGGATGGGTAAGGTATGAGTGCCAAGAATACGAAAACTGGGGCGAAGCTAAGTGCCAGCCACCTGCCTGCGAAGTGGTGGGTACATGCACCAAAGACTTACTCCCAAAAGACGTATATGAAGCGCCTAACGCCTGAGCAGCTACACGCCAGGCTTATAGTGTTTATTGGCTGCACGCTTGCCCTGGTATTTGCCTTTAGTGTATTTGGGATGCTGTACGCGCTGATATTTGTAACTCAGCCTATTTCAAATCAAGCGCCTAACGATCGAGCGTTTATCGACCTGCTTACAACGCTAACCATATTTTTGACTGGCAGCTTAGGCGGTGTGCTCGCAGGCAACGGCTTAAAGTCCAAGCCTAAAGACCCACACGACACGCCGCCAAATACGCCGAGTACTTGATTATGTCGGTAGGGCGCTTTACCCTTTTACAAAAGGTGGTAAAGGGCTACCTGATTATCAAGGGATCACACTATGTTAAACGAACAAATGATGGCATGGATTTTATTTTCCATGCTAGGTACGGCAGTAATCTTTTACAGCTTGGGAGTAGCTGCAGGCCGTAAGGATGGACACAAGGCCGGGCGAGCAGTAGGCATCCGCATCGGTGAGCGCCGCGCACGTGAGGCGGTTAGCAAATGATTAAGGCTGCACCTACTGGTACATATTGCACCGACTGTAAAGCAGAGTTTGGCAATTTTGACACTAAGACCCAGACCTGGAGATTTAGCGAGAAGTGCGTGCCTATTGCCACGATCATTACAGTCTCAGTCACGATTAAATCAAAGGGCGCTACACGCGCCTACTGCAATTACCACAAGCGCCAGGCTGAGACTTGGCCAGATGGTAAAGGTGGTTTTATACATTGGTCACTAGCAGATCAAATGCAAGCAGCCGTTGAGGCAGAAAAGCAGGTGCTCAATGTTTAACCTGGATGATTATGAGGATGTAAATACACGCATCAAGCGTTTTAGAGCCGAGTACATATCTGGGCGCATCGAAGCATCGATCGTTGAAGTAGACCTACAGGCTGGCTATGTGCTGGTAAGAGCTGCCATATATCGTGAGCATGAGGACATGGTGCCTGCAGCTGTGGACTTCGCCTACGGCAACGTGTCCTTTTACCGCGAAAATATGAAGCGGTGGTTTATTGAGGACACTACAACGAGCGCCATTGGTAGGTGCATCAGCCTATTAATGCCAAGTGAGCATCGACCAACTAAAGAGAACATGGCACAAGTGCAACAGACTGCACCTGCACCTGAGGTTGATCCGTGGGTAGTACATCCCGAAGGCACGGCAGAGCCACTAGCTACCGGGCTGGATTTAATCAAAGGCGCATTAGGTGGTGTTATTACCGAGCAAGCCGAGACCTGCGAGCATGGCCGTATGGTGTGGAAAGAAGGCATAAGCAGTAAAACAGGCAACAAATACAAGGGATGGGTATGTCCATCAAAAGCCAAGCCACAATGCGCACCACGTTGGGAGAAGTAAATGAGCGGCGATTTTGAGATGATTAATCTAAAGACAGGCAACCGCCTAACGATACAGATGGATGGCACCGAGATACGCGACCAGGTGCAA